CGTTCTTCACTACGCTAACGGCCGACGTGAAGGCATTCGAGATGAACCCACCGATCGCGCCGAAGATGGAGCTGAACACGCCTCCCACAAACTGAACCATCGTGACGACCGTGTTGAAATTCTTCTTGAAAGCATCCACCAAGAATCCGATGAAAATTCCGATGCCGTTGAAAACGAATCCGATTATGTCGCCCATGATCTCGAAGTTCTTGGCTATTCCGGTGCCGTTCTTTGCGGCCTCCTTCTCCAAGTCGATCAGCCAGCCGATAAATCCGGCGATAGCTGTCACCACGATCCCGATCACGAACGCGACGAAATCGAGCGCCGGGGTCAGCAGATTCACGATCGGCACGACGACCGCGATCAGCAGCGCGATCAGTGGCGGCAAAATTGCACCGATCAGCGTGCCGATAACGGAGACTACCGGCAACAGGGCCATGACGATTCCGAGGATCGGGTCGATCAGTGGTACGAGCGCCTCCAAGAGCTGACCGACCATCGGGATCATAGAGCCAATCAACGGCAACACGATTCCAAGCACTTCGATGAAAGCGTCACCTAGTGCGGAGCCTAGCTCGATCACAGACGGCAAGATCTCCGTCAAAATTCCGGCGAGCTGCGTGATAATTCCGACAACAATCGGGAGGATCGCTGAGCTGTTATCGAAGATCGCCATGAGCGGGGAGAATGAGGTCGCCAGCTCGAGCACGAGGTCGATCACTGGAGACACGACCGGGATCAGACCCATGAACGCATCAATGAACGGCTGTGCCTTCTCAACAACGGTCGCGAAGAACTCTGAAGCCTTACCACCGACACCGCTGAGCATCGGCCCAGCCTTCTCTCCGAAGCCTTCCATCGCCGGGCCGATCTTGCCCTGCAAGAACTCAGCCAAACTCTTCAGAGCCGGCATCAGCGTCGTATTGAGCACAAGCGCGCCGGCCTGTACCAACGGCAGGAACACAGAACCGAGAGACGCCTTGAAATCGGTGAAGTTAGCCGACAGGATGCGTTGCTGGTTGGCAAGCCCGAACTGGGTACGCGCAAAGTCGCCCGTCGCAGCACCGGCCTGGCTCATGATCGCGGAGTTCGCAGCCATGATCTTCTGCTGTGAAGTCAGAGCACCGTTGCCGTCCCAGATGCCGAGCTTCATCGCCTTCGTTCAGCAAGATACCGAACTTCCGCAGCGGGACAGCTTCACCACGGAGCCCGGAACCGATCGCCTCAATCACGTCTGACGGATCCGCGTTGTGGAACGATGCAAGGTCTGACGCCATAGTGACTAGGCCAGTGGAGAACTTCGCGTTCTCTTCACCAGCAAGCCCAGCCGCAGAACCGTAAACACCGAACGTCTTGGCAGCGTCGAGCGCTTGTAGCGTGCTCTGCCCGAGGGAGTTAGCCGCGTCTTCCGCGAACTTGCGCACCGTCGAATAGCCGTCCCCAAAGACTTCCTGAACCGCCGTCCCTGCCTCTTGCAGGTCACTGGCGGCATCAATTACACCACTCGCGAACTGAGCAATCGCGCGAATCGAGAAGTAAGCAATCGCGGCGCCGGCGATCTTCTTCATCGTTCCCATGATGCTTCCGCCAGAAGTCTTCATGGCGGTGTCGGCTCCACCCGCCGACTTCTTAATGCCCTTGTCGAACTTATCCCCAGCCGTCACACCTTGCTGGAGGGCTCGCATCAAATCAGAGGAATCACCGATGAGCCGTGTCTCCAGCGTTACATCAGCCATCGGTGATCCTTCCTAATTGTGTCGTGCTAGTTTCTGCGCCTCGTCCCGCTGTCGCTCTTCTTCTGGTTCAACGATCGTGAGCAGTGCTACCCAGTGCAGATACTCGACCCACGACAGCCTCGAATCCAGCTCGGCTATCGTGTATCCGAGTCGGACAGCGATGAGGAACCGGAGCCGAAGATCTGGGTCGAGGAAGAGTCTTTTCCCGCCGCATCAACACCCTTCTGGGCAGCGGACGCAAACTCTGCTTCATCATCATCTTCATTCTCTTCATCCTCATCGTCGAGAACACCAGCCAGCTTCGCAGCGAGCTTCGTGATGCGGTCAAGCGCCGCACTCGACTTGCGCTCGAGTCCGGGGATGTCTTGCATCGTGAACAAACGCTCACCAGTCTCCGGGTCGAAGCAAGTCGCCACCACGAGTCGCGGGTAATACTTTCCGAGATCCGTATCGCCCTTCTTGTTCCGGCTCTGCTTCACGATGATGTTTCGCTCATCGAGGCTGATCGAACGAACCTCGACAACAACGTCACCCCACTGGGGAACAGTCACCGTGTCGCTCGTGATGTCGTCATAGCCCATGATGTGATCGTGGAGACTCACGCCCGGCTTTCGTGTTTCAGTCATAGTTCCTTACCTCTTTCTAGTTGCCCTCAGCGCCTATGCGTAGGTGCCGTAGGTGGGATCTCCGGTGCGCTGCAGCTCAACCGAGAGCGTCACAACGTCGGACGTGGAGGCCGAAACGCTGATCGTCGTGATCAGGTACTCAGCCTCTTCAAATTCCATGCCGATCGTGTTACCGGAGTAGCCGACCTTGCATGTAACCGAGTCGATCGTGCCGGCGTTGATAGCCGCACGAGCCTCACGGAGCAAAGTCAGGAAAGCTGGGGCGAACGTGCCACCGATTGACAGCGAACCGTCGTCCATGCCGGCAACATACGTCTTGCTCTGCTGCCCGAAGTTTGACGACTCCGCAGTGTCAGTCTTCTCGCTGTTCGCTGCGCTTCGCGTGTACGCCTGAATCGGCTGGAGAGCTCCAGCAGCATTGTCGATCTCGATATATGTGTTCTTACCGTGTACGGCCATAATGCCGGCTCCTTAGTGTGTTCCGAATGACACGAGAGGCCGAACGGCTCCCGTAGTTCCCGCATAGGTCACTCCCACGCGGACGTACCGATTGACAACACCTGTGAACTTCACAAGTTCGGCTCCAAGCGTTCCTGCAGCGATGTCAGCAAACGTCACGAGGTCAGCCCAGACAGCTCCGTCAGTGGAATGCTCAACGCGAACCGTCGTTGCGCCGTCACTTGTGTTCTCCACGAGATGCAGTGCAAAGCCGTACGTGGTCGAAGCAAGCGCCGCGCCATTGTCGATGCCGGCAAGCGACTCAGACACAGCGACCTGAGCAGATGTGTTCAACCGCTGGCCGTCATACGTTCCGTCAGAGAACTGAACACTGCCCGAGATCGACACGACATCACCAACAGGAGATGAGACAGCAATCGCCGTAGCAAGACTCGAGCCGAAAGCAACAGCCTGGCCGACCTTCAAACCCATTCCGAAGCCAACCGTGAAGATCGGGAAAGCTTGAGCGAGGATCTCCGCCCGAATCATTGCCTCGAACGAATCAGAGTTCCCTTGGAACCGTCCGCCGAAGTCAGCCGTCGCGTCATCGCGGCCGGCGATATACGTCTTCGAGTCCTGCTGGAATCCGCTCGTCTCTGCCGTCTCAGTCGTGTCCTTGTAACTGACTGAGTTCAACAGACGAGAGAAGTCGACGCCCTGACCGAGTACCGAGGTCGCTTTACCGTGGATGCTCACTTCACACCAACTTTATTCTGTGTCGACTTGGTTTCAGGGGGCGTCGTTTTAGGGGGAACAGCTTCGATCGCACCTTGCGCGAGTAGCTCTTCCGTTTGCTCTTCCGAAAGCTTAGGCACAACTTTGCCGGGCTCAACCCGAACGGAGCTGTCATCTTTGTCAATGGTCAAGCCGACCAGAGCACGAAAATTAGTCATTGTTGTTCCCTTCACCACGCCACAACTCTACGAGTTACGAACTACGCGCTCACATCCTGACACGCCGAGGCCATTACTCCAGAGTGCCGGCCGGGAACTCCTGAGCACACTCAGCTTTTCGGCACATCCCCGAGCCGTCACCGTTCCACAGAATGTCGTGCTCGCAAGCGGCTTCTATCTCTTCGCCGTCATAGGTGCCGTCGACGACATCCTTCAACGCCATGAGTTGCCCCAGAATCGAGTCGATCATGAGCTGAGCTGTCTCCTTGTCAAGACCCTTGCCGTCGCTCATGGAATCGTCACTACCGTCGCGGGAGTCATCACAGAGAAATCCATCGCGAACAGAAATCTGTTGAGCGAATCCTCACCTAGCGGGTTCGGAGTCGAGCGCGAACGGCACCTGTGGATGTAGGTAGTCCCGACTTGCCGTTCAGTGATGGAGTGGATCGCGCGATGCAGCCACCACGCGAGCTGCTCCGCCGACTTGTACTCGCCGCGTGCTGAACGAACCGTGACCTGTAGGTTCGGGATCTCGAGATCACCGTCCGGGCCGAACGACTCATCCACCAAGCCTTC